AGTGAATAAAATAGTAATTTAATGTGTAAAAGTATTACAATTTTGTAAGTTAAAAATAATTGTTATATTTGTGGTAAAAATGGTTTGTTATGGCGTATAGTCAAGAAGATATTGATTTGATTTTTAACAATATATTAGTTGAAATAGAAAATGGACGTGCTTTAAGAAAGATACTTAAAGAGGACGATAATATGCCTAGTACTCAAACTTTTTATAAGTGGATTGATGAAGATGAAATCAAATCAAAACAATACGCGCGAGCGTGTGAAGTTAGAGCAGATGCGATATTTGACGATATAATTGATATTGCAGATGATAGTTCAGGGGATAAAAAAGTAGTTGAAAGTGGCGAAGTTATTGATTCTGAATTTGTAGCACGTTCAAGAATTAGAATTGATGCAAGAAAATGGATTGCTTCAAAGTTAAACCCTAAAAAGTACGGAGATAAAATCCAACAAGAACACTCAGGAGAAATTACAACAAATGTTATCAGTTTAGGTTCAGGAATAAAACCAGATGAAACTACTTCTTAAACAGGAACACGCAGTTTATTATCTTAAAGATAAAGAAACAAAGGAGATATTATACGGTGGTGCAGCTGGCGGTGGTAAATCGGCTTTGGGAGTTCTTTGGATAATTGAGCAATGTCAAACCTATCCAGGAACTCGTTGGTTAATAGGTAGGTCAAAACTAAAGACTTTAAAAGAAACTACTTTAAATACTTTTTTTGAATTATCTTCTAAACTAAAATTATCAGGTCTTTACAATTTTAATAGTCAAACAGGTGTTATTACCTGGAATAACGGAAGTGAAATACTTTTAAAAGATTTGTATTCTTATCCAGCAGACCCGAACTTTGATAGTTTAGGTTCATTAGAGATAACTGGCGCATTTATTGACGAGTGCAACCAAATATCATTTAAAGCTTGGCAAATTGTAACATCCAGGATAAGATATAAATTGAACGAATATAGTTTAACACCAAAAATATTAGGGACTTGCAACCCAGCGAAGAATTGGACTTACTCAAAATTTTATTTACCAACTGCAAACGGCACAATGCCCGAAAGCAGAAAGTTTATACAATCATTACCTACTGACAACCCAAACTTACCATCGTCTTATTTAGATAGTTTGCTTGCTTTGGACGAAAATAGTAAACAACGTCTTTATTATGGTAATTGGGAATTTGATAACGACCCAGCAAGACTAATTGATTTTGATAAGATACAAAACATATTTAGTAATGATTTTGTTGATGCTGGCGATATGTTTATTAGTGCCGATATAGCTCGTTATGGTAGCGATAAGATGGTTATACTAGTTTGGTCAGGATTTAGAGTAATAGAAATATTTACACTCGATAAATCAAGTATAACAGAAACAGCGCAAGCGATAAAGTCATTAATGAATAAACACAAAGTACCACTAAGCAATGTTATTGCCGACGAGGATGGTGTCGGTGGTGGTGTTGTGGATATTGTTAAATGTAAAGGATTTGTCAATGGTTCTAAACCTTTAAAAGAAGAAAATTTAACTGTAGAATATCAAAACTTAAAAACGCAATGTTATTATAAATTAGCTGAAAAAATACAATCAAATGGACTTTATATTGACTGCGAACTTACAGATGTGCAAGATGTTATTGTAAAAGAACTGGAGCAAGTGAAAAGAGATAAGATAGACCAAGACGGAAAACTTAGAATATTACCTAAAGATAAGGTAAAAGAATTGATAGGACACTCGCCCGATTACTCCGATGCTTTGGCTATGCGCTTCTATTTTGAACTAAGGCAAAGCTTTTTTGTATTTTAATTTATATTTAATCTAAATAAATTTTATATCTTTGAAAACAAAAACATTATTACAATGGTAATGAATAGGCTTCAATCGGCTTGGGATGCTTTTAAAAACCCACAAACATATACTCAAAATAAACTTTATGAGGCTGTTTTTAGGTTGTTAGGTGGTCAAACAAACACCTACAACCAAGACATATCGGTTTTATTAATCAAAGGATACGGAGAAAATCCTGATGTTAATGCAATGATTAATCAAATGGCTTTAAAGTCAACCGTTGTTCCGTTTTACGTTAAGAAAATAAAAGACGAAAAGAAACTCCAGTTAGTTAAGTCTTATCCTATTGAATTAACACCACAACAAAAAAAGCAATTAGATAAAATCAAAGCCGAAACTTATTCTGATGAGTATTTGAGAATGCCGTTAGACAGACCAAATGCTTTACAAACGTGGAATGATTTAATCTTCCTGTACAAATTATATTTGAAAGTTTGCGGTAACGTTTACTTTTATAAAATGTCACCAAGCGAGGGAATAAATAAAGGCGTTCCGTTGCAATTACATATTTTGCCGTCGCATTGGGTAAAGATTGTTTTAAAACCAAACGCTTCAATGGTCGGAACTGAAAGCCCGATTGATTACTACGTAATGGAACAGGGTAATCAGTTTATTAGATTTGAAGCCGATAGCATTATTCACATTAAACGAACCAATCCATTTTTTGATTATAATGGCACGCAATTATACGGTTATAGCGAATTAATGGCAGCAATCAGAAATATCAACAGTTCAAATAGTTTTATTGATACTAATGTTAAGACTTCTCAAAATAGCGGTGTTTATGGGTTTATACACGCTGGTGATGGTCAAAGTCCTTTAACGCCAGAACAAGCGCAATTATTAAAAGACCGTTTAGTTGATATGGATAACTCTGATGGTAAACTATCTAATATCGCTGGCTCAAGTGCTAAACTTGGATTTACTCGAATATCATTAACAACCGACGAGTTAAAGCCATTTGAGTTTTTGAGTAACGATAGACGTACTTTAGCAAACTGTTTGAATTGGGATGTTAATTTATTGAACGAAGATAGACGTACAACAGGTGGCGGTGGGTTCACTGATACACTTATTGAAGCACGTAAAAGGGTAATGATTGACAATATTAAACCCGATTTAGATTTATTGGCTTCTTACTTAAACCCTGAGTTTATACGTAAATTTAAAGGTTACGAAAATGCAGAATTAGAGTTTGATATTACGGAAATGCCCGAAATGCAGACCGATATGGAAACTATGTCTAAATGGGTTAATTCAGTTCCTTTAACTTTGAATGAAAGACGTGAGGTGTTTAATTATGAGCGAATGGATGATGAAATGATGGATGAGGTTTATATCCCGAATAATTTAGTTAATTTGAACGACCCAAGCGTAACGGACTTACAAAATGGACAAGCTTAGAATTAGACAGGAAATACAAGCGTACCGAGTGGTTAGGCGTAATGTTTTATCTATTGTTAATTCTATTACATTTGCTAATATGGCTAAACTTACTTATCCTGATTTAATCGCTGGTAACGTTTCAGAGGCGCAAATAAGAACAATGTATAAAGAGATTTATACTGCTTTAATCGGAGCGCAATACAAACGAACCGCAAGGCAATTAAAAGCCGATATTGACTTTGATATGATTATATCGCAATGGCTACAAAGTAACGCTGGCTTGCGTATTGTATCGGTTCATCAAACATTAATTGAAAGTATTATAAAAGTCATTGCCGATGGTTACGAAAATAATTTATCAGTTGCCGAAATAACTAGAAATTTACAAAATAAGTTCGGCTGGTTTAAGGCGCAAGCGTTACGAATAGCAAGAACCGAAACAACAACGGCTACTAATTTAGCAACTGTATTGGCAGCACAAAATAGTGAATATCAATTACAAAAAACTTGGATAAGTGCGCAAGACAATAGAACACGAAGACCACCTAAATCAATGTTTGACCATTTAGATATGAATGGAGTTACAGTTGATGCTGAAAGACCTTTTTTTGTTGGTGGTGAAGAACTAGAATACCCTGGCGCACCAAACGGACAAGCTGGAAATATTATAAATTGCCGTTGTAAAGTAGTGTTTACAATCAAAGAGGATGAAGATGGATTGCCTATTAGAAAAATAAAAAATTAAGTATTATGAATAAACCTAAAATGCCATTGACTAAAGTAATAAATGAAAGTAGACAAGTTTCTATTTGTAGAAATTGCGGAAGTAGTATGGTAAGAAAAAAATGGTGGTATTTATTTGGTGAAGTATTTTGCATTAATGAGCAGTGTAAAATAAATTAACCTTATTTAGACTAATTAAAAATAAATTAATATATTTGCATTATGGATTTTAAACAAATATCATACGACCTAAAAGAATTAGACGACAAAAAAGGTGTTGTTACGGCATACGCTAACGTCTATAACTTCAAAGATAGCGATGGAGATATTTCCGCTTATGGGTCATTTGAAAAGACCGTAAACGAAAATTTTAAACGCATTAGAGTATTAAAAGACCACAATCCAACTATGATGATTGGAGTGCCTTTGGTTATTGATGCTAAAGATACTTACGGTTTGCTTACTACTACTCAATTCAATATGAATAAAGATTTGGGTAGAGATATGTTTACCGATATAAAATTGATGTATGACAGTAGTTTAAATGCTGAGTTATCTATTGGTTATAGGGTAATGCAACGTGACCAAAAAAATAAATCAATTATTACCGAGTATAAATTAATGGAATACTCATTTTTATCAAGTTGGGGAGCAAACCAATTAAGCACCGTTCAGGATATTAAATCTATAAAAAGTCATTACGGATTTATGGAACTGTTGCAAAAAGCATACAATTTAGATTATTCAGATGCAAGGTTAATCGAAATTGAAAAATTATTAAAATCACTCGATAAAGAGCCGTCAGATACTGACACTTTGAAAGATGAGCCGATTATACTAGACACGTTAAAATTATTTAAAAACACACTAAAAATTTAAAACAATGGCTTTAGAATTAGAGTTAAAACAAGAATTAGAAGGTATTAAAACAGCCTTAGAAACTAAAACTGCTACAGAGGTGAAATCTGCTGTTGATGCCTTAGAGGCTAAATTGCCAACAGCTATAAAATCAACTTTCGATGCTGAAATCAAAGCAGTTCGTGAAGAATTAGAAACTAAATTCAAATCGGATTTAAAAGTAGTTCAAGACCACGCTGACAGCTTGGATTTGAAACTGCAAGAAAAAGGAAAACTTGAAGCAAACGCAAAAGTTGACGTTTTAAAATCATTAATTAAAGAAAACGCTGAAAACATTGTTAAGGTATCAAAAGATAACACAATTGAATTAAAAGCGGTTGGTGATATGACTACTGGTAACTTTACTGGAGAAGAACCAAGAGATTACAACTTCGACATTGTAACTTTCCCAGCTCAAAAAGTAAACGTTGCTGATTTAGTTGGAAATATTAACATTTCAGGTGGTACATATACCTACACTAGAGAAGGTGCTGGCGAAGGTTCGATTGGTGCGCAAACTGAAGGCGCAACTAAAAACCAAAGAGATTACGATTTCACAGCTGTTGATGTAACAACTGACTTTATCGCTGGTTTCGCTCGTTACTCTAAGAAAATGCGTAATAACTTATCTTATATCACTTCTGCTATTCCACAGTTGTTAAGACGTGATTATTTCAAAGCTGAAAATAGCGCATTTAACACAATCTTAGCTACTGATGCAACTGCTTCAACAGAAGTTATTACATCAAGTTCAAAATCTAAAATGCTTATCAATGAGATAGGTAAATTAGAGAACGCCAACTACGATGTGAATGGTATTGTAGTAAGACCATCAGATTACTTGGATATTTTGAAAACAGCTAAACAAGACTTAGAAAGCGCAGTTACTTACGAGGGTGGAGTTTTAAGAGTTGCTGGAGTTCAAGTTTTAAAAGCTACTTGGTTAGCTGCTAACAAGTATTTTGTTGGTGATTGGACTAGAGTAAATAAAATCACAACCGAAGGTTTGTCTTTGGAGTTTTCAGAAACAGAAGGCACAAACTTTGTTAAAAACAACATTACAGCTCGTATTGAGGCGCAAGTTGCTTTAGCAGTTGAACAACCTTTAGCTTTGGTTTACGGAGACTTTACTGCTACTGCGTAATTGGTTAATTTATAATTTTTTAAACCCTTTGCATTTTGTAAAGGGTTTTTTTTATATCTTTGAACTATTAATATTTAATCTAAATAAATGAAAAAGATATTTTTAATATTTTTGTTTGCTTTATTTTCGTGCAGTTCAGACGAAATAACCGAACCACAACAAGCTGAATGCTACGCTATTTTAAGTCGTGGTGTTGATGCGAGAGGTGATTTTATCATTGTTAAATTTTCCGATTTTAACAATAAAAGATACAAAGTAAACAACTATCAAGAATATATTAATATTAATCAGATATGCGATTTTACTAACTTAATTGAGCAACCATTATGAAACAATACAAAGTAAAAAGAGAATTTTATAAGTTATCAAATAAAACCAATTATGTAGTTGGTGATATGATTGAATTAAGCGATGAAGAAGCGGAAGAAAAAGCGCACTACGGTTTAATTGAACACGAAACCTTTGGAATTTGTACAAAGAAATCAGTTGAAGAAGTAGATAAGGAAATAAAAAAAGCGAATAAAAAAGCACCTAAAAATGACTAACTACACCGATGTAATATCACTTGAACAAGCTAAGTTATATTTGCGTATCGACGATGACCAAACGGTAACGGACGATGAAATTACGCAAATGATTAACTCGGCTTTGTCGTTTATTGAAAAGCGGACAAATCATATTTTCAAAACACGTGATAAAGTCTATTACAAAGATTGCGCTTTAGTTCAACAAGTTAAAGTTTACGATTACCCGATAGTAGAACCTGACCCACCAATTAATATTAAATACAGGCCATTGTACGCTATTGTACCAACGGTTAATGATATGGTTACGCTTACTATTGGTTATAGTGATGTTAATGATATTCCAAGCGAGTTAATCGATGCAGCGTTACAAATTATTAAAGTTTGGTTTTACGAGGGAGAAAAGCAAACCAATACAAGTTTAATCCCATTGTCTGTTATGCAGGCTATTGATGTTAATAGGAGGTTTATTTAATGGAAGCACGTAAATACACAAAGCAAATAGAAATTTGGGAAACAACAACTGTTCCTGATGGGTTCGGTGGTAATACCGTAACTACTGCTTTATTGCGTACTGTTTGGGCTTTTGTGAAAACTAAAAACGCTTCATTTGAAAACGAAAACGGACAAAACGATAATTTGCAGAAACAAGTTTTTATTATACGTCAAAATACTAATTTCACATTATCATTAAAAGATAATTTTATTAAGTACAAAAACAAAGCGTATAACATTGACGGAATAGTTGGAATTGGTTTAGACACAATCGATTTAGAAATTACAACAACACAAAGAGATTAATGGAAATAAAAGGCTTAAATAGTGTTATTTCTAATTTGCGTAAATACGGAAGCGAAGCCGAAAAAGATATTGAAGGTGTTACTGAACAAATGGCTCGTAAAATTGAAAGTTATGCAAAACAAAACGCACCAACCGACTTCGGTAAACTAGGGCAATCAATACAAGCAAAAAAAGAAACGCCTACTAATTGGAATATTGAAGCGGGTGGTACTTTAGCACCTTACGCTCCTTTTGTTGAATTTGGAACTGGTGGACTTGTTGAAGTGCCAAACGAATTAAAAGAGCAAGCGATTAAATTTAAAGGAAAAGGAATAAAGCAAATTAATTTAAGACCAAGACCTTTTTTGTATCCAGCATTAATAAGAGGAAGACAAGAGTATATTGATAAATTAAAAAAAGTATTAAAAAAATATGGTAAATCCGTCAAAGTTCGTTCGTAAAGCTATATTTGATTTAATCAATCCTGAAATCCCTTGTTTTGATAGTCAAGTAACAGGAAGCAATACGGCAAGTCAATACGTTATTATATCAACTCAAGACAAAGAAATTGACAAAGCTACTAAATGTGGTAGTCGTTGGATTTCCTATACTTTGTTGGATATAGTCAACATTTATAACGGTGCTGGAAATGTTGGTAGTCGATTAGCTAATGACGATGCAGAAAACGAAATTTATCAATTAATAAAAGATATTGAAATTGATGGATATACAGTAATTAATAGACGTTTTGAGTTTCCATCGACACTAAATACAAGTACATCAACACAAACAGTTTATAGAAATTTTATTCGAGTTATTTTAACTTTAGAATAAATTATTTTTATTTAGATTATTTATAAATAAAATTTGTATCTTTGAAACAACAATTTAAAAAATAAAAAGAAATGAGTATTAAAGGAGAAAAAGGTATTTTATATATTTGGGATACCAACGCTTATAAGCCTGTTGCTTGTTTAACATCAAACAGCTTAAACTCTACGCTTTCAGTTATTGAAAGTACAACTAAATGCTTTCCAGGAGTAGTTAAAAAAACGCCAGGACAATTTAATTATTCAATCGATGCTGAGGGTGAATATATTGATACTACGACTGTAGGAGGAGACGATGCAAAAGCTTCTCACGATGCGTTATTCTTATTGCAACAAAATAAGACTTTAGTAACTTGGAAACTTGACACTAATGTAGATAACGAAACATCGGTTAAATATTATGGTAATGCGTATATTACCGACTTATCTGCTGACTTTGGTAGCGGTGATGAAGTGGCTAATTTCTCAGCTACTTTAGACGGTGATGGTGCTATATTAACAGCTGACCCTAATACAGATGCTCCTGTTGTTACTGAGCCAGAAGATATTGATGGTGTTGCGGGTATTACTTTAAGCGCTACAATAGTTGCCTCTGGTTCTCCATATTTATATACACAATCAGGATTAAGTTTATTTTCTGGATTGTCTTTAAATCCTACAACTGGTGTTATATCTGGAGCTGTAGCAAACCCAGTTAGTGGTTCGTTTTTCGTTTATGCGCATAATGATGGTGGCGCAAGCGAACCTTTTATGGTAAGTGTTGATATAGTAGCGCCTTAATTATGAAACAAATCGAACTTGAATTAGGAGGCGAAAAAAGAACGTTTTACTTTGGTTTAGGTTTCTTAGGGAACTTACTCGAAAAGGAAAATGTATCTATTGGCGAAATAGACCAAAAAATAATTGATAATCCTTTTAAATGGATGCCGTTAATTATGTACTATTCCTGTGCGTTTGGATATACTCGTAAAAATGAAACTCCGCCTTTTGACGTGTTTGATATTACAGAGTGGGTTGATGAAGCTGGAATTGACGGCACAATAGTTATAGACTTTTTTAATGCTTTTAGACAATCTTTAGTAAAAGATGTTCCACAAACAAACGATAAAAAAAAAGTAACGAAAAAATAAACTGGGCAGAGGATGTAATATCTTTTGCACTAGGAGAACTTAATTGTCCTGATTTGGATTTCGTTTACGCTATGACGTGGGCAGAATTTCAAATCAGGCTTTTTGCTTATAAACGAAAAGATTTATACGATTGGCAAAAAATACGTGAAATGATGTGGATTACTTATATAGCACCGCATCAAGACACTAAAAAGATGGCAAAGCGCAAAGAGGTTTTTTTACCTTTGGATGGAGACCGAAAAACAAGCGGAGGCGTAAGTCAAGAGCAAAGGGAAGCGTTTTTAAGAGAGTTTAAAAAGTACAAAGAAAAAACAAAAGAGCAATGAGCGGAGGTAAATTAGAAGTCCAAATTGGAGCAGATAAAACCGACTTTGATAAAAAAATCAAAGAGGTTGAATTTGACATAAAAGAATTATCGAAAGTAAAATTAGAGCGTATAAGATTAGGTTTAGATACTAAGGAAATAAACGCTCAAATAAAAGATGCTAAAGCTAATCTTAATCAATTAAAAACAACGGTTAAAGATACTGGTGAGTCTTTTTCTAATTTTACGCCAAAAGTAGCAAACGGAAGTAATACGCTGTTACAGTTTTCTCGTATCGCTCAGGATGCGCCATTTGGAATTATAGGGATTGGGAATAACTTAACGGCTACTGCAGAAAGCTTTTCATATCTTAAGCAACAAACTGGTTCAACTGGTGGTGCATTAAAAGCATTAGGTGCTTCAATCGCTGGTAGTGGTGGTATTTTGTTAGGAGTTTCTTTGTTGACAACTGGATTTACTTTATTAGCTCAAAGTGGGTTGAGCGTTGGCGATGTTATTGATAAAATAACTGGGAATTTTGATAAATTTGGCAGAGAATTACAAGAAGTTACTGAAAGCGCAGCTAAACAGTCAGGTACTGAAATAGCTAACTTAAAAGCGTTGGTTTCTGTTGCTCAAGACGAAACAATTAGCAGAGAAAAAAGATTAATAGCTGTAAAAGAACTTCAAAAAGAGTTTCCGTCTTATTTTGGAAACTTAAACGAGGAAAAAATATTGAATGGCGATTTAACTGGAATAACTAGAGAACTGACTAAAGCTATAGTTGAAAGAGCAAAAGCTACCGCTTTTAGTAATAAAATAGGTGAATTATCATTAGAAAGAGAACAAATAAAAAGTAATTTAGCTAATGAAATATTATCTATTGCTAAAGCTTATAATTTAAGTTCAGAAGAAACTAAAAAGTTTTATGAAGAAGTAAAAAATGGAGCTGATGTTTTTAAACTTATAGAACCATTTAAAAAAAGAGTAGGTATTTTTGATTTAGCAGGTGCTGTTGCTTCTTCTAATGCTATTAAAGACCTTAGAAAAGAATTAATACTAAACCAAAACGAACAAGATAGGTACACAAAAAAAATAGAAGAAAGCACTAAAGCAAGTATTGAGCTAAAAAAAGAAACTCCTGTCACGCCTAAAACAAAAACATTTGACACTCCTCAAGTTAAAGGAATACCTAAACTTATAGTTCCAGCACCTTTGTTTGATGTTTTAGGAATTGAAGCTTTTAACGGTCAAGTTGATGCTTTTGGGAATAAGGTTAAAGAGTTACCAAATATTATAAAAACATCGTTTCAGGGAGTGCCAAAAGTTGTAAACGAAGAAACTTTAAAAATAGCAATAATATTAGCTGAATTCTCAGCATCATTAAACGATTTAATAAATAACTCATTAGCACCAGCTTTATCAAATTTAGGCGCTTCTTTAGGTAATGCATTAGCAACTGGTTCAGATGTAGTTAGTGCTTTAGGTAATTCGTTATTACAGTCTTTAGGGTCTTTTATATCGGAATTAGGTAAGATGCTTATTCAATACGGTTTGTTATTAGTTGGTTTCGGTAAGGCGCAGTTAGCATTCCAAGCGGGTGACCCAGTTACTAAAATCGGTGCTGGTATTGCTATGATTGCTCTGGGTGTTGCAGCAAGTGCTGCGGGTGCTGCAATCGGTTCTTTTGCTTCGGGCAATGGGCGAGGCGGTGGCGGTAGAACTTCAAACGCTTCAGGTTCGGGTGCAAATAACAGCAGTTTCACAAGTAGTGGCTTTAGTTCTCGAGGTAGCGATGGAGGAACGGTTGTTTTTGAAATAGCGGGACAGAAATTAGTAGGTGTTTTAAGTAATACGCTAAACGCAAATAGACGTTTGGGCGGTCAATTAGGTTTAGGATAATGGCAAAGAAAATAATTATAGATTTTGAAAACCAACCAATAACAACTGGTGCTGGTTTTGGGTACAGTATAACTGTAAATGGTTTTGATTTATTTTATAATAATGGGTTAAGTGATTTGTTAGTTAATTTTATACCTAACGGAGAAACCCCAACAAACGAAAATCAAATACCAATAGGTACAACATTAGAAGAAACAATACAGATTACTTTTGATTTTCTAAACAACAACTATACTAATGATTTAGTGTTTTATAGTATTGTAGATAATACTATTGAGGTTTTTGTCAATGCTGATGCAACAGCTATAATTGGTGAAGAAATAAACGATAATATTTCTATAACTCAATCAGACGTAGAACCATCTGGAATAAATTTGATTTATTATTTAATATATGGTAATTACAGATTAAATATCTACAAAGAAAATTACAACGGAGGTTCAAGTGAAATATTTGGAACAATAACCATAAATAAATCAACAGTTGATAGTATTTTAGCTCCAATAAGAGGAACTGGTTTAAATATTTCATTAGAAGCAAATCAATCACTTACGTTTGATGAGTTTCTATTGTCTGACGAGTTTACATACAAAACTGAACTTTTAAAAAACGATTATATAATTTACGAGGGCTATATTAAACCAGATGGAGTTCAACAGTCTTTTGTTACTGATTTTTGGTACATAAATATTGAAAGTACTGACGGTCTAGGAGCGTTAAAAGACTTGTCTTTTGTACAAAGTAACGGACTTCAATTTACTGGTAAAATGTCTATTTATGATGTAATAAAAGCGTGCTTAGATAGAACTCGTTTAAGTCTTACAATAAATACAAGTATAAACATAGAGTACACAGGTTACAATGGTACAAACATTTTAAAAGACGTTTACGTTAATTCCGAGCGTTTTATAAAAGAAGGTGACAATACTGTTATAATGGATTGCCAAGAAGTTCTAACTTCAATGCTTAATTTATTTTCTGGCGTTATAACACAACAAGACGGACAATGGTGGATATACAGACCAAATGATTTAGAAGCAACTGGATACACTACTTTCATAAACCAAACTGATAACTCTGTTTTTACAAAAAACTTAAATAAAGTTTTAGGTAGTCAAATAAATAACTTTTACCCGCACCATTGCGAAAATAATCAACAGATTGAGGTAAAAGGAGCTATTAGCGCATATCGTTTAAATTACGAGTATGGTTTTGTAAGTGGGTTTATCGACAATCCTAACTTGAACCACAATAGCGAAATGGTATTTACAGATTGGACTACAAATCCAAGTTTACCAACTCCCGATTTATCAATTATAGATGATGGAACATCCACATCAGGTCTAACAATGAAATCAGGTAATTTGGCTTTATATCCACTTTTAAAAGTATTAACATCAACGCCAATAATAGCTTTAGAAAGTCAAATATTAACTTTTAGAGCAAAAGTATCATCAACCAACGTGATTAATTTTTTTATATTTCAAATTAAAACTAGCGATGGTTATTATTTAGAAAATAGAAATGGTAATAATAAATGGACTACTTCGGATGCTTCTATTATACCAGTAAGATGCGGTGCTTATAGAAGGTCGGAAAGATTTGTTTCTTTTGAGTTGTTAATGCCTCCAGTAATTGCTGACTGCACAATAGAGGTGTCTATTTGCGCTCCTCAAATTAGACCGCCTTCGTCGTTTCCTGATGTGAGAGGATTATCAAAAGTTAGTTATGTTGAAATACTAGATAATGAAATTCAAAAGCAAGGAATAGTTGGCGAAAATCATACAGTATCAAGACGTTTGCCTCCTAGTTCAATTACTAAAGAAAATCAAAAGGTGTTTAATGGTGATGGTATTCTATCTTTAATAGGTTCAATTTATAAAGAAGATTTAGAAACAGTAACAGACTCCTGGACTAGAAAAGGCAAAACAGAAGCGTTGCCAATTTTAGGTATTTCAGCAATGGATGATTTACGCATTCAGTCAAGTCCTATAAAGGTATTTTCAGGTAGTGTTTTTGGCGAAATACCTTATTTGTCAGTCTTAGAAATTGATAATGTTATAGGGTTGTTTATGGCGACGGATTGGAGTTATAATATTAATACTAATATTTTAAGCGCAAAGTATATGCAGTTTTATAATACTGATTTAGCTGATATACTTTACGAAATATCACCAGACTATGGAAACTCAACTGTTAAACCAACAATTAAAGGTTAATTTTAATTAATCTAAATAAAATTAATATATTTGTAGTATGGCAAACACTAAAGGTTCAGACAGAATTTTATATGTTAAATGGCAAGGTAATTGGTTGCCTGTTGCTTGCTTATCCGATAACTCTTTTTCGGAAAGTAGCGAACTATTGGCAACAACAACTAGAGATAATAGCGGATGGAACACATCAAGACCTACCAACCAAAGTTATTTAATTTCTTTTGAGGGTATTCAGTTAAATTCAACCGTTACTGGTGGTAATTTTAGCGTAGCTAGTTATGACAGGTTGAAAATAATGAAAAGGAATAGAATGCTTATTGATTGGAAAATACAAGGTTCTGAGTTTCCTATTGTTGATTATGGAAAAGGGTATGTAAATGAACTTTCAGAGACTTCTCCAGTTGATGATTTTTTATCTTTTAACGGTTCTATTACTGGATATGGAATACCTTTAACTACAACGTTGGGCGAGTTCGTTCTTAACGACGGTAATCCTGATGTATTAGTAGTAACAAATGAAGATGCAAACTTTATAATAAAAACAAGCGATGGCAATTAATCCAGCAGAAATAACAACTATTAGAGTTGGTCAGTTACCAATAGGAACAATAACGGCTACTTCAAAAATAGCTATTGAAAACGGAACTGATTTACAACAAATAACAGGTCAAGATTTAATTGATTTTATCAATATAAATTCAAATGCTTTCCAGTTTGAAGAAAAAACACTACACGTAAATCAAACCTATATCGATGAAAATTTTGATAATACAGGTTTGGGTATTAATTTAATGGTTGGTTGGGCAATATGCAACGGTCAAAACGGAACGCCACCAATGGACGGATTAGTAAATATTGGCTACGGAACAAATTACAATGTAATTAACGCTTATGGAGGTTCAAAAGATGCAGTTGTAGTGTCTCACTCGCATAATGTAGTAATTGCTGGAGGTGGCGGTGGTGATGGTTTTGCAACGTTTAACGACGGAAATGGAACTGGAAAAAGTTATACAACCCAAACAACTGGCGTATCTGGTACTAATCGAAATATGCAACCGTATAAAGTAAGTCTTAAAATAATGAAATTATGAGTATAATCCCTGAAAATATCACAACCGTTAGGGTTGACCAATTAGCAAATGAACCAGCAACACTAAGTAGTTT